TCAGCTAAAAACCTTTTTAATTTATTTCCTAAACCTTTTTGAAGTACTGGTTCTGAAGATTCTTCTACTTCTCCACCATTTTGCATACCTTTGTGGGAATATCCCATTTTTTTCATTCGTAAATGATCTTCATATGTCTTTGCAAGATATCCTTTGTCGTTTTTGTCGTACATCATATGCTCTTTAAAGTCTACTTCTCCACCCTTCTGCATATTGCGGGTAGCGTCTACTCTTTGTCGTACTGGAGAATCAGCAATGGGAAATCCATTTGCTTCTATCTTTACTGGAGAGTTATCTTGCGGTTGCAAGTTTACAAGAGAGGCTGATACCATTAACTTATTTAATGCACCATGTGCACCGTCAGCTTGATTTAACAGTTCCATATTATCTTTACCAATTGAATTTACCGCGTTACGTCTGACGACGTACTCACCCGGTTCTAGGTTGGCGTTAACAACGTCACCCATCGGATACTGTCGGTAGTGTGGCATGCCCTTCATGTATGTGGAGTATTTTATAAATAAAATACTGAGGGTAAATTATGAAAGGAAAATTATATTTACAATATAATTTAAGAAAAAAGCTATAAAAACTTTATATTATTAAAAATTGCGTGATCCAGTTATCCAATTATAAGTTTTTTTGACTGTAAACTTACGTGTTTCGTCTTCTTTTGTTTCAATTTCATCTTTTGACATCCTTTGAGATTTTGGTGCTCTCGCATAATAGTCAGCATAGTATAAAGCATCCATGATGTCATCGTTGCGTGGTTTGGGGTGTTCAAAGAGTTCATCAACCAATTCCGTCATATGTCTTTGCAGGTATAACTTTTTTGAATTAACAATAGGCCCGAGTGTTGTTTCCAGCCTATCTTCTTTTTTAATTCTTGCTGGCGGCTTCACTCCTTTAAAAATACCGGGAAGTAGCCTTTTTTCGTTGGCGCTCATTCGTGTCACCATATCTCGCACCATTTCTTGGGCGGCAACAGTCTCAATAGTAACTCTCCTTACTGGAGAATATTTCTTTGCCATCTCTATAATTTTTTGCGGAACGTCAAATGTGGGTATTCTTTCTCTAAAGTAGTCAATAACATACCTATTATTGTTTGCATCTATACCCATAACTAGTATTACCTGAAAGTCTGATGTTTCCGTTGCTGTAGCGGCAAGGTCAACACCCATATATACATTAACAGGTATTGCATCTTCCCCTTCAATAATATAGTTAAACCCACCTTCATTCTTAAATACCCCACTATAGTACTGGATTCGATCAATTTTAAAAGAAGCATTGGATATATCCCTTGCATCGTTCATATACTCCTGTGCAAACTTATTTACCAGACCCGCTTCGATAAACTCGCGCTTCTTTCTATCCAGCTTTTCAAGAGAGAATTGTTCAGGCCAAATAGATTTACTATCCTCTACTGCTCGATGAAAGACTACATCCCAAGGATAACTGCGATTGTCTTTCATTGCATTCTTATATCCGTCACACACCATCTGTAAAAAGCTATCATAGTGAACAATAGTACCCGATAACCATATCCACCCTTCATTACCGGGGGTTTCTTCTAGCGCTGGATATACTGTAGATACTACCCATTTTTTAATTTCTGCTCTACGTTCTGGTGTTTTGGTGTTTAATTCGGATTCAAAGTCATCAAGAACAATACCAGTATAGCGCACATCTACTTCTGCCCTACCTCTTAACCTTTGTGAAGTACCCTTTGCAATAACACGATCTCCCTTTGGAGTTACAATATCTTTCTCTGTCCACCTCTTTCCTGCTCTTCCACCGTCCATATTACCAAAGTAGTATTTTATTTTCTTATTTACCTCAAAATGGTTTCGTAAATATTTTAAGTGATCAATAGACTGACTTTGCTCTTCAGACACCCAAGCAACAAAATGTTGTTGATTCTCTCCAGAAAAGCATAGTTTATGCATAATTGCCGCTTTAGACAGTATAGACTTACCAAAACCTCTTGGCATAACAATACATGTCCTACCTCCGGGGGCAGTACTAATTAATTTTTTAGCAACGTCAAAGTGAAAACTGGGAGAAGCGGACTTATTTAAGAAATCGCGGGGTAAAAATGCACGACCAAAGAATACAAGGTCTGTATATGCTTTTGCCAATATCTCATCCCGCTCGGCCATTAAGTTCGGAGCAGGGTTAATATTGAAGTTTGTTATGTCGTTATTGTCTTTTATGTCTTCAACTGACATAATTCAAGCATATATGTATCGTACTAGGGTATGATATGTGGAAAGGGTAGGCATAACTGGTAGTATCTGGATTATAATACATTATTCACTTGCCTCTGGTAATAACCCCTGTTCAAATGCTTTTAGCTTTTCTTTTGAGAAACCAGTAAACTCCTGTATCAACGCTACTGATTCTGATTTCTTTTCTGTATTCAATAAGCCTGATATCTTCATTAATGTTTCTAATGCTCTTAATTTATCTCCATGACGTGCTTTTCTGCTATCTACCACACTTTTCATCTCTTCTAACAGATATGTCTTACTAATACCTAGATCATCTAATAATAATTCTATTTCTTTATTTACCATAGTTCTTACTCTCTTTTCTCTTAATAAAGCCATTGATCTACTACGTGCATAGTCATAATCTTTGGTTTTAAAGCAATTAAGGTAGGCGTTTGCAGGTTTTGCACCCATTGCCACCATCTTTGCAAAATTCTTTTCTCTTATTGTAGTAATCTTATTATTTTTGTAATTAACAAAGCAGTATACGTTTTTTGCAGGTTCTCCTAATAACTTAGTATATTTCCCAGTAGAAGCAGTACCAAGCAATGTGCGTATAAAGTCACTCGTACTATTGTTTCTTACACTAGTATCTTTCATGTTCCACCTGTGAATAATACTCATAACCTTACCATCGTCTGATTTTATCCATTCTCCAATCTGTGCCTTCCGCCAGTCGGGTACTATTTTTTCGCGGGGGTGATGTTGGCGGAACTCATTTTCATCCTTGTATAATGTATACTCAACCCCTTTTACTTTTTTCTTGTGCAAACTAAGCCTCAGCTTCAGTCTCAGAAGTATACAGTAGTACCGGAATATCCATTTCATCAATAATAATCATCATCTGCATTACATACTTATAATCTCCCGAAGCCTTGAATTTATCCGATAAGTCTTTTAATATCTCAATGGAAGGCCCCAATTCTAAAGAACGCTCATAATCGTATAAATCCATAATAGAATATAGATAGCATATAACTATTTTATCAATCATTTAATTTTTACTTGACAAACAGCTTATATAACAATAAATTCAACCGTCCGTTTCAGGACGATACTATTAATACTATTAATAGTACTATTATAGTACTATATAGTAATATTATAGTAATATATAGTACTACTCGCTATAACTATATATAGTTACTATAGTAATAAATAGTATTATATAGTACCGCCAGAAAAATGAAGTAAGTAATCCCAATGTCATAATGACATCATACTTCTCTCCTACCTAATATTTCTAAAAATTTTAAAAAAATTATATAATTATGTGCGTGTCTCTTTTATTTTGGCGGGCTCCCCCCCTAATCCCATTTCAGGTTGAGATTTTGAGATTGAAAAAGCCATATTGAATTATATCTGGTTGCAATATCGGATCGGTTAACAGTGCCATGTGAAAATAATTTAAAATAAATGGAACTTATTAACCTTGCCGTGCGTATCAATAGTAATTGCTTATTGACAATTACTTATTTGCAACGATGCATGGCATCGGATAGGGCTCTAATTCTGACCTGAAATAACCTACCTCAGGGGCGCAAGGCGGTAGGCAGAAGAAGAGATAAGGCATCCTTAGGGACAGTGTCTAGATGTTGGTTATAACTTATAAGTAAGGAGTACAAAATGAAAGATGTGTACAGTACAATAGAAAATATCTTAGAATATAATTTATCTGTAAAAGATAGATATATTCTAAGTGAATTAAACGAATCCAAAACAGTTCAGGTAAGAACTACGAATTGGAATACACATTATAAAATACTATCATCTTTAGATGATCCTAAATATGGTGATAGATTAAATAATACGATACGTGAAGGGTGGTGCGAAGGGTTAAATAGACGAAAAGGTTCTGAAGGAGAAGAGTTTGTTCAATCAGGGTTAGAACATGGAGATATACAAGTGATAGAAGTTAGATTCAGAAAGGCGGTGTAAAATGATAGTAGCAAACACACCAGAACAGATAGAGATGTTCCGTCTCTTAGCAATGAGAGGCGCTCTCAAGTTGGAACTGAAAGGCTTCCATAGAAGAGGCAGATCAATCTATTCTGTTGTTAAACAGGAGTTTGGATTTAAAGGCAATAAACAAAAGGTCTTAGATCAATTCGAACTCTACATAAAAGAGAAAGGCGGGTTAAAATGAATGAACTATTAGGATTGATGAACGCTTACAGATCGTGGGATTATTACGATTTTATAGAGATTTTCTTTGTAAATCGTTTTCCCGGTATAAAAGCTAGATCAACTACTGTTGACAATGGCCTTGATAGGTCGTTGTACTGGAAGGATGACTACGCCAGAGAAAAATGGATGAAATTCCAAAGTAATCCTGTTTCTTATATGTGTAGCATGGATAGTATGACTCTAAAGGCCTTTAGAGAGGCCATCACAAAAGAGATCAACAATCCCTAATCAATAACCAAAAGAGGGCGGGGCGAAAGCTCCGCTCTCATAAAGGAGTACAAAATGCTAACTAGAAAGCACTTTAGATCAATTGCTAGTATTTTAGACGATTTCAGCGATAATATCGATAAGCAAGATATTGTTGAGGCTATGTCTAGATACTTACAATCGCAAAATAGCAGGTTTCAAGCCGTAAGGTTTGAGGATGCTTGTTATCGTAGCGATGCTTAATAACCAAAACAGGGGCGGTCTTCGGATCGCCTCTTTTTTTTGTCTAATTTTAAATTTAATACCGCCAATTCACGTAACTAGATCAGCGCTAAAAACCATTTTATAGGCGCAATTCACGTAGCTAGATACTATTATATATATTATTCGGTCAATTCACGTAATTAACTATTAAATAACGTAAATTCACGTAATTAGCTCTAATTTGGCTATTATAGAGAGATAATTCACGTAACTAGCTTGTATTAGCTTAAATCAATAAAACGTGCTTAAAGGTATCAATTACCATTTAATTATATTATATATAAATAAGCACTAACAAGAATAAAAACAAGGCGCGGTTTTTTATACTATTATTACATCTAAATAAATAAATATTAATTATTTTGGAACTTTTATTGATTACGTGCATTTACAGGGTATGAAACAAAATAAAATAAGGATTAAATAAAATGAAATTAACTAAAAATAATATTGGTAAATCTTACTTCGATCCCACAGTTAAAGGTGATCTAGTCGCAATTACATTTCAAAATATGAATAAAGGTTATTTAACAGGCAATATTGACATATGTAGTAATGGTGGAGAACCTCAAAAAATGTATGAAGTTGAAGGTATTGGTGAAGTATGGGAATGGTGCTTAGTTTGGATAAATAAATAATAAAATAAAGGATAATAAAATGACTATATATAAAATAAAAGAGTTAACAAAAGAAACCGCACCATACTTTTTCGATAGAAAAACAATGAAGTTTTTCGGTCAAACTTTAAAGGATTTTACAGTTAAAAAACAAAAAGATGGTAGGTATTTAATAACCGCACCAAGTAACGATTTTTATGGTAATAAAATGGATAAAACCATAAGATATTTTAACCCTAAAAATAATAAACTTGAATTTAAATAGAGGTAACAAAATGAACTTATTGACACAAAATAGTAAACTTAAAAAGACGTCTAAACATTTTAACAAGCGTGTATTTAATTTCGGTCTACCTGCTTATAAATCTAGTACAGGCAAGGTAGTTTGTAGAATGGCAGATCAATGCATAAAATTTTGTTATGCTAAAAAAGGTGCTTATATATGGTCTAATGTTGCACCTGCATTTGAAAAACGTCTAGAAATATCTATGCAAGATAATTTTATAGATTTAATGATAGCAGAAATAAAAAAGAAAAAAGTTGACTATGTACGTGTACACGATAGCGGAGATTACTACGACAAAAGATATTTAGCTAAGTGGTTTAAAATAGCGGAATTATTACCGAATGTCAGATTTTATTCATATACAAATGAAGTTGGTATGATTAAGAATTTAGAATCTATACCTAAAAACTATGATTTTATATTTTCTGATAGTGGTAAACAAAAAGACTTAATTAACAAAAAAACAGACAGACATACGAAAATATTTAGTAGTCTAGAAAATCTTAAAAAAGATAAATATACTAATTGTAGCGATTATGATCTATACGCTACTAAATGGTATAATGACACTAAAAAAGTCGGTCTGATCTATCATTAATAACCAAATAAAGGGATAATAAAATGAATATAAAAGATTATGAAAATGTACTTTGGAATAGTATAAAAGATGATCTAAAAGCAATGGTAAATATTGCAGAGAGAAAACCAAAGACTACAAAAGATCATTACGGGGAGTATTTGCACCTTCTAACTAAATTAAAATCGCAAATAGGCTTGGACATTGCTAGATCATTATTAATTAAAGCAGGTGGCAATGAAAACGGAATTAATTCAGCTTGTAGAATAATTACAGGTAATTAATATGGTAGACTATACAAAAGTATTAAAAGATGATCACGATCAATTAAAGGAAGATTACAGGATACTAGAAGAAATAACCGAAGACTTAGACGTAGAACTACAAAGAGCAAGATTCTTTATATTTCTTAGTGGAATGGTGGGTTTTGTACTGGGAATATATACGGCTATTTTAGTACTGTAAAAATATATGGGAACTTTTTATCATGTACGTAGTTATATAGATATGAACAAATTAAATAAAGGAGTAAAAAATGGACAAGGAAACTAAAAAATTAATTGGCGAAATATTTTTCAATGGCTATGAAAGATTAAAAGGAATTCAACACGAAAATTGGGAAGAGCGCATAAAATTTAATAGGAAATTAATTGAAGCTAGAAAAGAATTTGTAAAAGCAGAAAAGAATTTCTAAAAATATAGGTAAATAGAATGAATCAGAAAATAAATACAGATGTAAATAGTATAAATCAAAAAGCATTGCTTTGGTGGAATAACCTAAGTAAAGATTGGAAGTTAACTATGATACATAATCCAAATGTCAATAAGACGATGCAAGATTCTATAGTGGTAATTGGTAAATCTACTAGTATGGTACGTAGGATGTTTATTAACTGGTTGAATTGGGATATGAAAGAAGATAATTAGAATGAAATACGTTAGAAGATGTAAAGAATGTGATAAATTAAAATCAATTATAGATTTTGATTTATCTGGCGGTACAGGTAAAGATGGAAATAGATATAGAAGATGGAAGTGTAAAGAGTGCAGATTACCATATAAAAGAAATAAACGTAGAGAGATAAAAGAACGTAAGTTAAGTATACTTAAACCCGATACTCTCGAATGTTCTACGTGCGGATATTCAAAAGAAACACACCCGAATTTTACAATATCAGCTATTCAATTCCACCATACAGATAACAATAAGAAATTTAATGTGGGGGATATGTGGGGGAAAAAATTTGAAGATATTAAATCTGAAATAGATAAATGCATACCACTTTGTGTGAGGTGTCATGCAGAAATAACACAAAAGGAAAGAGAGTAAATAATGAGTAAACTATATAAAAATGAACATCAAATTTTTAATACTGGGATGGGTGTACCTACAGGATGGATTCAGATAACTAGACCTGATCTATTAGAGGAATTAGAGTTTGCAGTAGAGCAACTGGAAAAACGTGGTAAAAAATATGCAATTTGTGAGCATAGAGACAATAGAGTTTCTGTGTGGGTAAAGAGATCATAAAGGAGAGATAAAATGCACATGATAATTAGAAATATAGTCTATGCACGTTCAAAACAGGAAGCACTAGACAAAGCAGAGGATAATATGTATTATATGATAGGAGACGATGGTAATGCACCATTTGATTACTATTCTACATTTAATACTGGTGCAAATAGCTACTGGGGAGATAAATACAAGCCAGTATCTACAATTAAGTCAAAAGAAGGTAGAAAACTGGTGTGTGATGGGTGGAAATTTACACTACAGGAAATACGTAGGCACGTAAAAGCAGTGAAAAAATACTTTAGAGGGAAGAGTCCACTTAATTTTCTAGAAACAGATGGTTATTTACAATACCATTTAAATCAATTAGGAGAGTATAGAGGATCAAGTTGTTGGTTATATGATGATGATGGTGAAGGTATTAAGACAAGAAAACACTTAAACAATACATTAAGTAAATGGGACGAAATGTACAAAGTAAAGGGAGAAGTGAATCCACATAAGAATGATAGTATTTTTGTAGTACCCGCAGATGTACATTTTTAAAATATATTGGAACTTTATACTTTAGAACGCGTAACAATAACAGAAAGGATAATATATGCAGACATTTTTACCTTATGAAAGTTTTACCAAATCATTAGAAGTTTTAGACTATAAACGTCTAGGTAAGCAACGTGTAGAAGCGATGCAAATACTAAAAGCGCTACACATACCAAACTATGGTTGGAAAAACCATCCCTGTGTCAAAATGTGGCGCGGATACGATAATGCATTACGTGATTATATGAATAAAGCTATCTTACTATGGGTAGATAAAGGATTCAATAATACCATGCAATTACAACCAGTTAAACCAAATTACACACGTCCAGTATGGTTAGGCGATAAGAAACTACATATAAGCCATCAATCTAATTTATTAAAGAAAGATAGCGAGTTTTATAGTAAATATGATTGGAACGTATCCGATGATATACCATACTATTGGTGCGGTTTTGGAAAAGGAGAATAAAATGAAAGAAGTAGAAACAGTAATAACAAAAACAAAAGGTGACTTAACCAATGATGAGTTTTGTCGTCAATATTGGAACGAAAAAGGAAAAGATATATTATTAGGCGCACAAATTGTTAATGTGGAATATATGCCCAAAAAAGTAACTGAAGAAATGGGTTGGTATGAACAACCAGTTTGTTTACTTCTAAAAAAGGGCAACAAAACATTTTGGGTATATCCGTCTAAGGATGATGAAGGTAACGATGGTGGTGCATTATTTATGTCAAATAAAGAAGGCGTAATGCCAACATTAAGATAGGAGAATAAAATGAAAAAATATAAAGTAAGAGTATACACATCGGCAATTGAGTTTTGGGAAGTCGAGGCGGAGAACGAACAGGAGGCTATGGATAATTACTGGGAAGGTGAAAACTATTTCACCAAACCAAAGGGTGAGGATATAGAAATATTGGAAGAAGTAAAATGAAAGAGCAGAAAGAAATTTGTAGTATATGTGAAGGTGACTTCGACTTAGCAGGAGAAGGTGGTATCACTGGCGATCTAGGTATGCTACCAGTTGCTTTCTGTCCTTTCTGTCTAAGCGGAGTAACAGACTTAGCAGAACAACTAAGAGAAGGAGACTTAGAAATGGAACACACTGTTAGAAATGAAATTAGAAACTTTATACTTTGGTACTTCCATCAAAATGAAAATGAAGCTACAGATACGGCTAAAAAATTATATGATGGACTAGACACTTTTATGGATGAAGTGTATAGCGAGTAATAATAAATAAAGGAGTGATTAGATAATGGAAATAGATATACCAGATAATATAGAAGTTTACTATTTAGATAAAAAGTTCGGTAAGCATTATATGTTTATAGCAGAAAACGTAATCTATATGTCAGATGATTCCGTAGTATATCCATTGAGGGAATACGCAGAATTGTTTAACAAAGGCGAACTTAATGGTTGGGTTACCTTTAGGAAAAAAGGGAACAGACCACCATCCAGAAAAAAGAGCGATTAAAATAATGGATATAAATATACTGAAGGAGATAGTTAATATGAGTAAAACTGGGGAACACTACGAAGAACTTAGAGAATTAAATAACTGGGATGATGCAGATAGACATTATGAAGATGAGCAGGTAGAGAAGTATTATAAAGAGAAAAAAAGGGAGAGAGATAATGATAAAAGTAAACAGAACAAAAGCGATTGAACTTATAAAGGATACGAATGGAAGAATATTTTCCGTCGGATTCTACAAGAAAGATAAGTCTTTTCGCGCAATGGTGGCTCGTTTGGGTGTATATTCCAAAAGGAAAACAACCAACAGAAAGAGCTTTGCCCATAAGTTAGACAACAGTTATGTACTGGTATTTGATATGCAAAAAAGAGAATACAGGATGGTAAATTTAGAAACTCTGAAGTATATCAAAATGAATGGTAGGAAGTACGCAATCTCGTGATTACCATAGCTAACTGGATCAGTAATCTAATGATTCTTTCTGTATCATTGCTATTTCTAGCAGTGGCGCTATTTGTAATATATCTTTTAATTACTACTATATTTCGCAAATGAATAAAGATAAAAAAGATGTATTGGTATCATTAGCAGATAAGATACTGGCTATAAATACAGACAGGTCATTAGATAGGAAAATGTTAGCAGTGGTAAGAGAATACTTACAAAAAGCAGATAAAATATTGGAAGATATAATTAATAATGAAGATTGAGGTAAATATATATGGCTAGTAAACATTATGATTGGCAAACAAATAAACATAAACCAAGATTTGCTTGGAAAAATACAACCTGTAAGGAATATAAGAAAGATAGAGATGAGTTTTTTCAGAGAAACGGCAATGGTTGGTGGTGGACGGATGGAGTCGGTTCAAGTAGATTCCAATCTCAAGTTAATAGAAAAAACCGAAAAAGAAATTGAATAGATTATTTTTTAAACCAAAACCAATAGATAAAAAATAAATGCAAAAGGTAATTAAATATCCATATATGATTAGTTTTCCAGATATAGATGAATCGCAGTGGACTACTTGGTTAATAAAATCTAAAGATGATGAGGATGAATTGTATAAAGTTTTACCAGAGTACTTTGGTAAAGAACCTAAGAATATAAGTAAATACAGGGCAAAACCTAAAGATGTTAAGATGGTAGAAGATTATTTTAAAGAAAAGAAGATTGTTGACCCGAAAGCAAATGCAGAATTATTTTATGCACACTATGAATCGGTAGGTTGGTTTCGCGGTAAATCAAAAATTAAGAACTGGCGGATGTGTATTAAGAACTGGGATTTTAAATCATCAGATGATAAGACAGAACAGGAAGCACAGTGGAAAATGGATACAACTGGATTTTTTATGGGGTATTGTGATAAGTGCGGTAAGCTATCTTCATATAATAAATGGGAGATTAAAGAAGATTCTAGGTGTTGCAAGGCAAAAATATTAAAAAGAAGAAAAAGTGTGGAACTTTCTAGTTAGATGTGCATTAAAGACTACATGAAAAGAATTAATAAAGGGACTCGGTTGATCTACCATTTTTTTGTTTTATTCATTTTGATCCTTTTGGTAGACAGTGAATTAACACCAATGTCGAGTCCTTTTAAGATATATGAGCCTCTTCTCGGAGAGAACCGAGACGTGGGCGAGATTCTAGACTCCACCCTAACGCAAAACCCGAGGCTCATATGATTATTTTTATACTAATGTTAATGGTTAGTCTTATTACTGTATATCCATTAGGTATGTATTTATGTTATTACCATGACGAGGTTTGGGTAACGGTAATAGATGGAAAGCCAGAATTTAGTGGATATGTAACATATTATCACGTTGGTGATAAATTTAGAGTACAGGAGAAAAAGAAATGAATTATATAATTAGTGGAGAACCATCAGAAAAAGAATGCCCTAATTGTGAAGAGCAATTAATATGGCAAGAATACGGCAAAGATGATATTGTTGAATATGGTTTGATGTGTGAAAACAATAAAGAGTGCGACGGCTATGAACTGTTGCCCGAAGAGTTATAAACATGCGGGAGTGCCTAATGTACAACTTCCATACCCACAACTACTATGGGAGTACCTCCTTAGTTAACCTAATGGGTATTCCCGCATAAACTTGAGGAATCGAATATGTCAATGGATGTATATTACGAAGAGCAAATAAAAGATATACCTGAAATAGAAGTGGATATTATTCTGGTTCTATCTAAGTATGAAGGTGGAAATCTTTCGTCGCCGTCAGCAAGGAAGGAAATAGCGCGCGAGTTACATCGCATGTTATTAAGTAAGAATTATGTTAAACGACAACAAAGAGATAGTGGAGTTTGATGTGTACATAGACTATTGTCCAACATGTACCACAGATAAAGACGACCCTATCTATCTAAAAACATATGGGGAAGAATATAAAGAAATAATGTCATCCACCGTTAAAATGGATTGGTTCATGAAATGTCCGAGGTGTGAACAACTGTTTGACGGTGGTGATCTTTATGTAGAGAGGAATAATGGATATAAAAGCAGAAGTAGTATTGAAAAACATTCGTAAAGAAGTTCAGAAAATACGCGATAAAAATAGAAAATTAAAGAACCATCCCTATGCGGAAAATACAATGGTGATGGTAGGTCTATTAAGGTCTATTGAGATAGTACAGGAGTTACGAGATCAAGAGATGGAGAAATTAATAGATTGGAATAATGAACAGAAAGAGTTAGTTTCTAACTGAATATGGTTAGAAATAATAATAATTTAAAGAAAGTTAGACCGTAGAGTAACCTTCCTTTCTGTTATCGGTCAGTGTTGGGTAGGTTGTTTGGTTTCCTACCCCGCACTTTAAATTAAAATTGATTGGAGAGATGATGTTAAATAAAAGTAAAGTACAGGAAGAGTTTCATAATTATGGAATTCAGATTAGCCGATCAACGGTGCGATCTATAAATGATTTTATATATAAACTAGTTCGGTTCACTATTAAGAATGCGGTAGACAATAAAGTAAAACGCATTACCAAAAACAATTTAAATAATTTAATAGCTTTAAAAGATATAGATCAAATAGTTGAATTCAATTCCACAGACCTGAAAAACGATGATTGATGTAGCAGACCTATACGATAACTATATATTAGATTTACGTGATAAACATTTTGGTAAACGATACGAAGGTAAAGAGAGTTGGTATCATGCTTCTGGTGCGGGATTATGCATGCGAAAACACTACTTTCAAAGTGTAGAAAAGTTAGAACCTACTGAAAAAGATAGCGGTACTATGCGTTTATTTCGGCTTGGTGATCTCGTGCATGAGGACATCCAATATGCCTGCCAAGAATACGCCCGCAAAAATGGTACCGCTATTTATGTTGAAAAGGAAATAGAGATACCCAGACTTAATGTTCGTAGTTGGATTGACCTTATGATGATTGACGATAATAGATTATATGATATAAAAACATGTAATGATTGGTCGTGGAAAAGTATGTTTGGTAAGTATGGTAGTGGTAAACCGAAGGAGAATTACTGCTATCAAATGGGAACATATGGATTATATTTTAGAGAAATGGGTCAAGATGTGGATAGTATGGCATTACTATTTTATAATAAAAATAATTCTCGAATGAAAGAGGTGGAAGTACCTTTAGAATATATAGACAGTGCTGAACAATACTGGAGTATGTTAGCTGAATATATAGAAGAAGGAGTACCGCCTGTTGATTTCGGAACCTCACCAGTAGAGGAGTGGGAATGCAATGCAAAATATTGTTCATTCTTTGAACCTTGCGGTGGTGGAATAAGTGGTAGAGAGAAAAATAAAAAAGGAACTGAACTATGAGTCAAAATAGTGAACCCGATTGGGATAATATAAATCGCGGAAAGGTTAGGCACTTTTTTGCACTAGAGTTATATAAATACAAACTAAAAAACAATGAAAAAATAAGCCTAAAACCTTCAGAGAAAGGTATAATAGAGGTGTTTGTTGATTATGTAATGAATGGTGATGATGAAAAAGATGAGAGTGTGTCGGTGCGATTAATGTCTATAAAGGAATGCGAGTCTATAATAACTGGTAATCCTAAAAAGATAACCGCAGAACAACATACGCGTGCCGTAATACATCTTGAAGTGCGCGGATTAAAAGATTCAGACTTGAATAAAGTCTTGGATGCCCTAGATGATGGTAAAATAACACAAGATAATCTTACCGCATCTGTAGATAAAATAAACGATATAAAAAGTAAATATGATAAGGAGTAGCAATGGGAATAGCATTAGAACATGATAAAAAAATAGACGCGTTAACCTACAGGGTTTCCGAGCTAGAAGATAAGGTTCGTATACTAGCAATTGCGATTATTACCAACGAAATTGGTCATCTACCTGTAGAAGATAAAGTGGTAGAAGAACCGATTGTGGATGAATCTGAAGTAGAAGATGATCCATATGAGCAAGCTGAAGAAGAAGTTGAAGAGGAAGAAGAGGAAGAGGAAGAGGAAGAGGAAGAACCTAAGCCTGTGAAAACGAAACCCGCACCTAAGAAAAAGGCAGTAAAGAAGGCCAAGAAAAAAGAAGAGCCTAGACAGACAAAGGTAACTATACCTAAAGCACCTGCTAAAGCAAAACCTGTAAAGAAACCAGAAGTAAAACGAGTAGCAAAAGAAGAGAAAAAAGATAAAATAGATGGCTTGTTAGACAGTTTCTTTAGCAGGGGTCGGAAGTAGTGAACAAGGAGATAGTTGAGTTAGTAGCTGAAAGAATAGAAAAGGGTAAAGAAACATACCCAGACACAATACCGAAAGAAGATGAGCGAGATTTTCTTCACGAAGCTCTCGAAGAAGCATTAGATATGTGCGTATATCTTGCGGGTGAAATACTACGAATGAAGGAACTGAAGAAAAAGATAAACGCAGGTGTTCTTATAGGGAAGGACTATTAATTGTCTGACTCAACAGCCTACTTTGACCTTATTGGCAGTACTGGAAAAAGTAAACTGCCAAATGGAAACTATAGAGCAATAATAATAGACATGACTACCGTTACCGATATAAAATGTGGATCATTTATAGCAGACGTATTTAAACCTGTTTATAAGGTAACGTCTGGAGATTACAAAGATACAGAAGTAACTGACAATGGAATCTTTAGATATAAACAGGTTGACGGATATGATTATAAACCTAATAAAAATTGGGGAATTGCTAAGTTTATGCAACTAATGAATATGACTAAAGAAAAAGATGGTCGAATAGATTTACCATATCTTAAAAAACCCGATTTAAATAATAAGAAAGTAAAGATAATGGTATGGAGTAAAAGTTTTACCAATGAAAAGAATGATGAGGTATATTATCCAGTTGCTAGAGTTGTAGAATTAATAAATGAGGTACCATTCTAATGGAAAAACAAAAAATGTTAGGGCGAGCATTAATAAAATTTAGTGAAGCAGAAATTGATTTATTGTTAACCGCTTTATATAATACAGAAAAAATAAACATACCAAGAATAGAACCTAAATGGAAGAAGCCTTTCTCTAAACTAATTAGAGATTTAATTATTATAAAAAACAGTATAGAAAAAGAGAAACAGTTATGAAAAAACCTTCAGCAACCAAACAAAAAAAGAAACCAACTATAAAACAATTAGCAGGTGATATAGAAAATTTATGGAACGGATTGATGTATCTAGATAACAATATGAAAGCAAGTCAACGATACTTTGAAGAATACTTAGTAATGAAAGGTGAGGTAGAAGAATTTCTTACTCACTTTGAAAAAAAGATAGAAGAAGCAAAAAATGAAAAAGAAAAAAAATCCAAAGAACATAAAGAGGGGTAGGCGAAATCGTCAACGCGGTGCTGAATTGCAACGTCAAGTTGTGCGAGCCGCAAAGGATTTTAAACTTAGTGCCTATAACCGAGATCGCGGTGGCGCCCAACATGAAAAGGGCGACGTAGAGATTGAAGGAAAATATTATGGGTGTAAGCGCCGTAAAAGTATTGCTATCTGGGTAAAACCAGAAAAGCAAGAAAGCGGTGTAGTAATAAGAGGCGACAGGGATGAACCATTTATGGTTGTACCACTCGAACAATATTTATTGTTACTGTCATTAGTAAAGAAAACATTATGATGATTCCTATAAGCTATCATCCGTTTGGTTGGCGCTAAAAGGGTTGACAGGTGAATCATCATATAATTGAATAAAAGAAAAGGAGTAAGTAAATGGCTTACGAACATGAAGAAGGAACAGCTAGTATGTTCCAGAACGATTACAAAGAAGATGGCGATAAAAAACCAGACTATACCGGAAAAGGTAAAGTTGGCGGAGACTTAAAGGATTTCGCTTTGTGGAAACGTCAAACAAAAAAAGGCAAAGCTATGCTTTTTGTTAAATGGACTGATCCACAGGATAAATTCCAGTCAAATAAACCTAAACAGTCTGGATCAGACCCATTTTAAGCCTAACCTTAAATAAGACACCTAATCGCCTGAATAACGAGCGATAGTTGTTTAATGGACAGTTATACCAAAAAACCCCTTTTAGAGCCTTGAACAAGATTCTAGAGGGGGTTTTTATTTTACATTGTCCAAAAATTGATGCAATGTGTGCTTTCTGTGGAAAATCTAAGTGGAACCCTAAATTAAGAAGAAATGATGATGAAAATAAATTGTTTTGCGGGTTAGCTACTGGTTATGATACCAGAGTTGAACCACTTCCAAAGTGTTGGGAACAAATGACAAAGCACGAAAGAAGTAAATATGCAAAAATGAAAAAAATTGAATATGAAACATTAATATTAAAATGATAGAATTTATTTTAGATATAATAATGGATATATTAACTTTTCTAGATTATAATATTACACTGTTTACAATAGCAGTCCCCGCTAATAAAAACCCATTAATAAAATTATTTAATGATTGAGGTAAACATCAGTAACGATCAAATATATCAGGCGGAGCAACGCTCCATAGAAATGGGTGCCATTAAAAACAGCATTACAAAAGGAGCTGGTAATATAGCTGGCTTTATAGGAGAGTTAATTGTACTCGATACAGTCGGCGGTACTATGTGCGATACGTATGATTATGATATTATATATAAAGATAATGTGAAAGCCGATGTCAAAACAAAAAGAACTAAAGTAAAACCTAAACCATTCTATGAATGTTCCATTGCTAATTATAATACACACCAACTCTGTGATGAATATGTATTTGTCCGCGTATTAAATGATATGTCTAAAGGGTGGATACTGGGATGGATGGACAAAGATGAATATTTAAATAGAGCTACCTTTATGGTCAAAGGTGAAATAGACCCAAGTAATAATTTCAGAGTGCGTGCCGATTGCTACAATCTACCAATTTCTGAACTCCGCAGTTTCTGACGACAAAAAACTTTTTTGGAACTTTTTTTTGTTCTACTAGTATAAGTAGTATGAATAAAAATCTTAAACCGAAAAATGAAAGGAGGTTAAAATGTCTAGGTATAACAATAATACTGTAAGTCGTCATGTTAGTTCTTATACACCTAAGTATGAACGATGTACAGGCACATACATCTTTGAGTCAAAAGAACCCGGTTCTGCGCTGAATATTTTTGGTGGTATAGCAAGTGGTGATTTTAGACCAATAAAATGTATCTGGCACAAGTATAGATGTGACACATGTGGAAAAACTCATTCTTCAACAAGCAGTCAGCGACGATTGAATCAATGTTCTAGAGAGTATGATATAGCAGACCCTCGCGGGATTAATATATTATGCAGAAAAGAAGATGATGGTACATATAGCTTAATTTGGGATGTACATGCTAATGATAGCCTGTATCCAGAAAGTTATTTAGGTTACCATAAAATCAAAAATCTGAAAGATGCAGATGAAGATGATGTTTTTGGAACAGTAAGAAAAGATGGACAAAAGTGGATCGCTACATCACCACTCACAGAGGAAAAGTTTAGGTTTAAAAATAGAACCTTAGCCATAACTCGACTGAGAAATCATCTAAGGAAGGAAAGGTTGAAGTAGTTATTTGACCGATAATGGGGGCGGGGAAACTCGCCCCTTTTTATTTAAGGGTTCATTTGCTTTTCATATTTATTTTCTAACCTACGGTTAATCGCCTTCGGGCCAATATCATCATACATAATAGGTCTTTCGGGGAATGATCTATTCCATTCTCGTATTAATCTTCTTGCCATCCTGTCATTGCCATCAATCATATAATCTAATATTCTAGGGTGTATCTTACTGTATCTAAATTTAACATAAGATTCTCGCTGACCTTTAGTTTGTAATCTCTGAGCCGCTCTTCTTGGTACTGTACCAAGTATAGGAGCAATGTTTTTTAGAGATCGTTGCATAGTATGAAAACCTAATCCAAAGTCTTCTGTGTCTTTCATTAATTTTTGCATTGTATCATATGCTTTCATAGCATCTTGTACAATGGCTGGTTTAGCCGCAAATTCTAATGCCCGCCATTTGCTTTCTGAGGCCACTATATCAGATACTAAACCAAAAGCACCCACTGCGGCAAAGTTATCTAGTATGTCATTAAAACCAAATTCATCCTCGCCCACTTTATATTGTTCATCAAATATATTTTCACCTGATATCAAATCCTGTAAAAATCTTTTCGCCGCATTTACAAACATACCACCAGCCATACCGCCTGCGGCAAGTCTCAATACAATAGCCGCGTTTCCACGCTTCACTTCTTTGTTTAATTCCCTAGTAAGGTATTCTACCTGTCTATATCCAAATCGTTTAAATAAGAAGAATGGTCTAAATCTAGGGTCATTAGCAAAATCTGGTTCTCTCATAACGTTTTTCTGTAGCTGTGTATCTCTAGCAAATTCATACATTGCTCTCGACATCACCTTTTGATTTAGTTTTTGATTTATATCTGTCACTCCCATATCTTTTAAGTTTTCCTTAGCCCAGTTCCTTCTTGCTTTATACTTAGAAGTTTTTGCAATTTTCTGCCAGCGTAAGGCGGCTTCGTACCCTGTATATGCAGAAACGAGCATATTAACCCTGTTAATACCTTTAAATCCTGATATGGTAGTAATTTGATCTGCTCTCTTACCCCACCAACTTGTGTCTGCCGCGTGAAAGTCTGATAGCATTTGATGTAATTCTAGTGAACCTGCACCAACATGTTTTTCCATTTGGTTTCTATATTTTTTACTGGTTAAATAATTATAAGAACCTCTTATAAATGGAGCGTATCCAGCGCGAAGAGTGCTAGAAATAAAAACCTGTGTTATATTTGGTATGGTAGCAAAACCCAAACCAATTTTTGTAGCAACTTGAAAATTAACCATATCATTTAAAAGTTTTTGAGATTTAGGTTTCCAGTTATAAGCTTTATCTAACTCTATTTTTCCTGTATATGCATCAAATGCTTTCCGTAATAACTCTGCCTCTTCATACATTTTCACATTTTTATCTTCAAGAGTTTTTATATCTTTATAAACTTTCTCTCCTTTTTTCCCAGCTATCTCAACATAAGCCGCCCTTTTAGAAAGTTGGCTAGCATAATTAGGTAATACATATCTTGCATCTGTTTCAAAAAGCTCATCTGGTAAACTGTGTTTCTTTCTTTTTACCTCTAAATTATGATTTACAGATATATATTCACCAAATACCTCATCACGCATTATTTGAAACGCTTTTGCATATGCTCTTTTTTCATTTGCTAAATCTTTTGCTTCAAATTGTTTTACTATACCGTCTAAAGCTTTCATTGTTTCTGGTGAAAAATCACCAGCTTTTTTAGCGGCAAGAATTTTACTTGCCACAGCTGTATTACCAGCAAGATTAGAACCAAACATGTTTAAATCTTTATCATTTTCTATTATTTTACTTATATCTTTACGTAAAATGTTAGCGATTTTTTTATTAAGAAATCTGGGAAAATAATCTTCTAGTTTTTCCGCTAGTGGAATGCCTGCTTTTTCAGCTATTTTATATTGTGCATTTAACATACGTTTATAGTTTCTAGACCTTGATCTGGCGGCTGGATCAGCACTACGTAAATCTGCACCAAGCTCTGTAGCTTGTTTTTCATTTAAGTTAGATAAGCCTTTTATAGTTTTACCATCTTTAGTATAATATGCTAATTTATTTAATAAATAAAATTGAGAACGATTTAATTGCGATTGCCTAGCATCTAAATCGTAGAATTTTTTAACAACAGCTCGAGATAAAGGATTGTCTGTTATCCTCATCCATTTTGGCTTTAACCCATTAATCACATTATAGACAGAGGGCAAGTGTTCCTGTAATACTGATTGATAAGAAGCGTTTGGAATCTTAAACCCTAAAGATTCCCAGTTTTTTAAATCTCTTTTTAAATCTCTTCTCACCTCTAAATCATTTAACAGTCTCTGTTTACCTTCATAAGATAATTTTTCGTAGTCTGTGTGAAACTCTCTCCCCTTTTGTTTTCCTTTATACTTTCTTGCCGCACCAAAAGTCTTACCACTATCTCCAAACTCTGCTCTGTCAACCATGTTTTTAAATTCTAAATCCGCTATTCCGCCTCTTTTCTTGTAATCAAAAGACCTTTTTTGCAATCCAGCTAAAACATCTCGACCTAATGTATCCTTCTTTCTCCTCCATTTAGCATCTTTAGAGAAGAATTCTGCTTTTGGTATTTTTTCTGTCTCTCCAGTTTTTACATTTTTTATTTTTAAAATTTCTTGGTTTCTATGTTCATTAAACCAGTCTGTTAATATCTTTACTTCTTTACCTTCTTTATTTACCCACGTTTCTTCCTTCCGTTGCATTTTAGCGCTTTGTTCTGCTTTCGCAGTTGCAAAAGTATTTAACTTATGTTTCTGAAGCTCCCCTTCTAAAAACTTTTTTGGTGGTTGTAT